GGCTTGACCGTAGATGCCGTAACTAATAGCATTAAGTATAGCGGTTTTTCCAACCCCGTTTCTAGCACCAGAATCATCTCCTCCTAAATCTAAATTCTCCCCTAATACTAGAGTTAATTGCCCGTTATCTAAATTTACTGCCTGTGTTTGATTTCCTATTGAAAGAAAATTCTTTGCAGTTACGTTCTTAATTTTTATCATTAAAATCCTTTATTAATTTTTTAAGACCAGCAAGAGATAGTTCGCATTTAGTATGTTTAGATAAATTTTCTTTATAATTTAACATTTTTAAATTACAGATATGCCCAACGATTTCGGCAGGAGTATTATCAATAAACCCTTGCCAAATACTATACTGATGATCTAAGTGGTATGATTTTTTTCCTCTAAGATGATAATTTTCTAAAAGATTTAAATTATGTTTTTTAGTCTCATTCCATACCTTTGATTTATAAAGTTCAAATGCAGGTAACTGTTCCCTAGGAATAGCATATCCAAATTTTACCTTCCCGTTGCTTATGTTTTTTCCTACTTTTCTTTTATCTTCTAAAGATCTTTTTGATACTGTATTTTTTACAGAATTAGATACTTTTAACTTTAGAGTATTAGAATCGTCGTTAGATAAGTTTTTCCATCTATTCTTTTTTCGATTTATTTCTTTAATTTCTTCTATAGGTTTTGAAGTTAATGTTTTTTGCCATTTTTCTTGCCTGAGTTTCCATATTTCGGTGCCTTTTTCTACTCCGTATTTTTTAATACAGATTTCTTTACTGAAGTTTCTTTGGAACTGAGATAACATTTCCTGTGCTTCTTCTTTAGGTAATCCTTTGTTTAGATAAAATTCTATACATCTAGGAGACAATTTTCTTTTTTCTTCTGTCGAAAGCAATCCTCGTTTTTTAGATGAATTTTTTTGATATTCGGTTACTTTTTCAATTGCTTCTTCTTGAGAAAATCCTTTGTTAATATAATATAATACATTATTTGGTCGTCTGATAGAAATCTGATATATTGCTTCCTCGTCGGACATTCCTTTTGATAACCAATATTTTTTAGAAAAAACTGACATTTTAATTCCTCTGTTTTCGTTATTTATTAACGGAACAGGTAAATGTAAAAAAATCATAGGTTATTATAGATATCCAATAGTAATGCTTTGTTATATGTTTCGCTTTCGATAGCATTGATCTGATTCATTACGATAGTGTCGACACTTTCAAACGTGATGTCAATAGGCACAGCGTTTGATTCTACTTCTACTTTTTCCGGAATCAACATTAGTTCACGCAGTTGATATTCAGGAATGAACTGTTCCTTGATAAAGTTTGCTTCTTCAAAAGTAATAGGAAGGTCGATGGTCACACGACAGTGCATCTTAGGTCTTAGCAGGCCTGTGGGATTGTCAATGATCTGACTTAACTTGTAGGTGCGATACACTGGTTGATTAGGCCAGGTCTTATATTCAGGCTTGCCGCCCCACTCTAGGATCATCATACCACGCTCATCATCGCCTGCATCTGCGTAGTTATGTGGGAAAGCATTACCAATATAGGTAATATTGCCTTTGCTTTGACGTTTATGGAAATGTCCGCTGAACACATATTCTTGATTCTGGAAGTGTGATCCTTGTAACTGTCCGTGGTCGGGCATCTGTACCATAGCGTTCATGTAGAACAACGGAAGTTCTAAGTGTCCAAACACATAGCGGCTCTGTATCTTAGGAACATCACGCCACTCATCACCGATGAGCCAAGGCATGATAGTAACTTCACCTTCTGTTAGACGTTCTCTCACAGGAATGATATTAGGGAACAGGCGCATAAACTCTACTGAGTTGATCTCACGCTTGTCTTTGTAGAATAGGTCGTGATTGCCAAGTATAAAATAAACTTTCTCAAAGCTGTTGCTCAACTGTTCTAGATTGCTCACAGTGTAGTTCATTGTGCTGACATCGGTGGTGCTACGATTGTGATGCCAATCTCCTAGGAAGATAGCAGTTTCGCAACCTTCTGCCTTAGCAGTTTTACAGAACCAAGTGACAAACTCTTCACAGTCTGTGTTATGTACCCTACTGCCTGACTTTAGACCAAAGTGTATGTCTCCAAAACAGGCAACTTTTTTAAACAAATTACTCATTTATTTTCCTTAATCCCAGTCAATTTCTCCCCCACCTGTAGCAGGGCCTCCGCCACCACCACTACCAAATTGTCTAGTCCAGCTAGGATTCATGCCGTTGATTTCTAAAATGTCATCTCTGATATTTTGGCTACGTTTTTCGATATTGATAATTCGAACAAAACTGTTAGCAACAGCAGCAGTATAATAAGCAAATGGATTATCTGATTTGCTTTCATCAAATTGAAGTCCTATCTGGGTCAATTGTAATATTGCTTGACCTTTCATCTCGTCATTGTATGTATATCCCCGTACATTTCCTCGGGTAGCATATCGATCACACAACTTTAAAAACATGCGAGCAAGCTGATCGGTCATTTGACCGTGATCTTTGCTAAATTCGCCAGTTTCTAAATCGCCAATCCAGTGGCTCTTGCCCACGCAGATTAAATTATCTCTTTCATCAAACTTCCAATGTTGAAATGGTGGAAAATTAACCTTTTCATGACTGTCGGCGGTGTTCTTTAGAGTTTTTTTGCGACCGGGTGCCAGTGGGATATGATCAAATGTCATGATTCGAAATACCAAATCTAATTTTGATATTTTTTTATAATCAACTTCAAAGTTTTTGATAGGTAACTTTTTACCGGTTGTAATTTGCGCTGTTTCGTGCGCTTGTTTTGAGAGCCGAGCAGCTCGATTTCGCTTTGCCTCGGCAATTGAACGAATATTGATTTTTTCTAAACTCGATATAATTATATCATATGTTGAATACGACGGATCAGTAAATTTACAGTATGTATTTTTGCTAAGGTGTATTTCTTTAAGTAGGTCCTTGTTTGTTAGATACTTGATTTTTGGTACGGTTGACATTAATAAAATTCTCCTATTATTAATATAATAGCACATTTTTTCAAGAATAAATAGACTATAACGAGGAATTTTATCAAAATGGCATTATCAATTAATCCAATACCTGGACAAACAGAAGCGTATGTTGCTACGGGTCCTGCTATAAATCCGTTGGCAAGTTTGGTATCAAGCGTGTCGACTGGTATTTCTCAGATACAGGCTGAAGCACAGTCAGCAATACCTCAGATTGGAAACCTATCTGAAAAATTAAGTTTAGATGCTACTGTGAGTAGGTTGGGCGGGGATATTGGTAGTCCACTTAACGGCATGACTGGTGATTTACAACAATTAGGAAATACCGTAACTGGGACTCTTTCAACTAATCCGTTAGCAGGATTACAGACACTAGCGGGATCAACAAGTACTATAGCTGCTGATATATCGGGCACATTAAACAAAGCTGCCGGGAGTTTAGTCAGTGGAGTAACAAATTTATTAAGTGGAACGTCAGCTGGACAGTTATCGGACTTCTTAAGTCAAAGACGAGGGGCAAACATCCCGGCAGGCGGAGAATTGTTTGAAAGTTTTGGTTCTGAAATTACCCTATTATCAGAATCTGGTAGCGATTGGCGAGTTAGAATCAACTGTGATTGGACACTATTTAACTCCTCGTTGTTTAACCGATTGGAAAGTACCGGGGGAGTTGTGTGGCCATATACTCCTCAGATTACAGTATCTACAAAAGCAACATATTCATCAATGGAATCGATTCACAGTAACTATCCCTTCCAGGCATATAAAAATAGTCAAGTTGACGACATTGATATTGTTGGAGAATTTACATGTGAAACTGCCGACGAAGCCGAATATTGGATCGCTGCTACTACATTTTTCAAAACAGCTACTAAAATGTTCTTTGGCCAGGGTGAAAACGCAGGAAATCCCCCAATTATCTGCAATCTCACAGGATATGGATCGAGTATATTTGATAATGTTCCGGTAGTAGTTAAATCTTTTTCAGTAACACTACCAGAAGATGTAAATTACATTCAGTATGCGCCAACAAATACATGGGTGCCGGTGGTAAGCTCAATATCGGTCACTGTATCTCCAATATACAATCGTGTTAGACTTCGACAATTTAGTTTGGCTGATTATGCCAACGGAGGAATGGCAATGAAATCGTCAGGCAACAATATAGGATACATTTAAAATGGCAATCTATAACAAAACTTCTCCGTGGTTTAAAACAACACAAAATAATTTATATTTAGATCTGCTAAACATTAGGCCAGTTCCGGCAGAAACAGACGATTACAAATATGTTATTGAAAATCAATATAAGAATCGACCAGATCTGTTAGCATACGATCTATATGGTGATCCTCGTCTTTGGTGGGTGTTTGCTCAGAGGAACATGTCAGTTATTAAAGATCCTGTTTACGATTTCGTTCCGGGAACAACGATATACATACCTAAAAAATCAAATCTTGAGAAGTATCTAGGAGTATAAGATGGCACTTGCACCAGACTTTCGAGGAGGTTACGCAGGCGAACAAACAGTTACCACCGGTGGCGGCTATGATCCGTTTGCTCCACAAAATTATACTGGGCCAATATACTGGGCCAATATCTCCAGACTTTCGAGGAGGGTACGCAGGTGATCAAACAGTCTCGTCGGGTGGTGGTTACGAGCCACCCCAGGGTCGGGATTTGGGAACTACGGTTACTGCGTTGAAGCCAGATGGCACCGCCATTGATTCGACAGGAATTATACCATCGATACTTAAATCGTCAACAGTGTCAACTACAGGAAGTTCATCTCAGTCTGCTACGGTTACTCCAACTAGTATATCTGCTAGTGGAAAGTCATCAACTTCTGCCGAATTTCCGGAAGTAATTAGTAATCCATTAGAAAATTATGCGTCATATTCGGTATTGTGGACGATGGCTTCTTTGACAGTAGATCAATTTAATGATCCGTCTACTTATAGAAATAATCCGGCCGAATTGTCATACGTTGTATTTTCGTCAGCCGGCAGATATGACGAGCGTAGGGTTTCTACTTGGTACGGCACTCCTGAATATTTTGTAAACAATTTTACAATGCGTGCTGTTATTGCTCCAACTCAGCGTACAGGAAATACCAACGCCTTTAAATTTGAATTTGATATCTATGAGCCATACAGCATGGGATTGTTTTTACAAAGCCTTCAGCGTGCTGCTGGAGAAGCAAATCACATAGATTATTTGACTGCTCCGTTTGTTATGGTTATGGATTTTGTTGGATACGACGAAACTGGTAAAAACTATCGGTCAGTCAAATCAAAATACTTTGTTATGAAGTTAATATCTGTAAAATTTCAAGTTAACGAATCGGGTAGTTCGTATAAAGTAGAAGCGATTCCTTTTAATCATCATGGTTTTACAGATGAAATCAATACTGCTTATAATGATTTAAAAATCATAGGTGGATCGCAAGGTACCGTTGAAGAAATTTTGACATTGAGTCCTAATAGTTTGACTAGTGTTTTAAACAATATCGAAGAAGAACTTGTAAAATCAAAAAAAATTGGAGTTGCTGATGTTTATGAAATACAATTTCCCGAAGCAGCTGATCAATTTCAAAGTGTGAGCCAGCAAACAGGAACGAATTCGGCCACGTGCGGAACTATTCCTCAACAACAAACTGTCGTTGGTTCAAATAAAGTTCCAGTTAGTACCCCCAAAGCAAACGAAATAGGTAAATCTAGTTTGGGATTTGATGCTAGTAGTGGTGGTAATGTACCGTTTATGAATCACGGAAATGTTGTAGATCCAGAAACAGGTGTAGTATTACAAGATCAAATGGTTGTAGATCCTAAAAATAGAACATTTCAATTTGCGCAAGGTCAGAGTCTGACTGAGATTATAACACGAACTGTTTTAAATTCGGAATATGCTGTTGAAGCAATTAAAGAGCAAAACTATGTCGATGGTGGATTTGTTAAATGGTTCAAGGTTGATGTTCAAATAGAATTTTTAGGGTTAGATGACATAATTGGAGATTATGCTAGAAAATATACATATCGTGTTGTACCTTATCTAATACATCATACAGTTTTTACAAATGTAAATACTCCTCCTTTAGGGTATGATCAAATAAAAACTACCGTATGTAAACGATACGATTACATCTACACAGGGCAAAATGTTGATATTGTAAAATTTGACATTGAAATTAATAATTTATTTTATGTTGGAATAGCGCCGTCATCTGAATCAGACTCGGGATTAGTGTCAAATCAAGACATCAACGGATCGCAAGAGGCCAACATCTCGTCATCTGAAACAGGTAAGGGAACCACTCCAGCAGCAGCAGTCCCAAATATTGGTAGAAAAAGAACAAGAAGAGATCCAACAGCATTTACAAGAGCAACCTCAGGATCTGGTCATAGTAAAACGGAACAAGAAATTGCGGAATCATTTCACAAGGCATTTATCGAAGGTACTAGTGCCGACTTGGTCAAAGTTAATTTAGAAATACTAGGCGATCCGTATTGGATAGTTGACAGCGGTCTTGCTAACTATTTTTCTCCAGGAGCAGGCCAAAAGACGCTCGATGAATGTATGAATTACGAAGCTGGAGATGTATTCATATACCTATCTTTTAGAAGCCCAACAGATATAAATGAATTCAAAGGCACATATGAGTTTTCTAAAGTAGGAAGAGAAGGAGCGTTCAGTGGAATATACAGGGTGATACTTTGTGAAAGTCAATTTTCCGATGGAATGTTTAAACAAAAATTAGAGTGTATTAGAATGCCAGGTCAAGCCATTGATTACTTAGAAGGCGGGAAGCCAGCAAGCAATGTCCAACCTGTTAATTCGGATACAATGGCCACTCAGGTTGGCACTAATCCATATGTCCCTCCACATTTAATAAGTCGATAAGGTAAAAAAATGTCAGAATACAAACGAACGTCCCCAGAAATAAAAAAACATGCAGACATAGGAACTGGACCATACATGGCCAGAATCGTTAGCCACTTAGATCCAACCTATATGGGAAGTTTAGAAGTAACGCTTTTGAGAAATCAAGGTAATAAAATAGGTGACGATAGCCAGTCATATGTGGTTAGGTGCGCTATGCCATTCTTTGGGTATACCGGATACGAGTTTATGGGTCAGAATACCTGTAGTTCTAGTACAGAAGATGGCTTTAACGACACTCAAAAAAGTTATGGTATGTGGTTTGTTCCACCAGATGTTGGGGTTAATGTATTGGTTATGTTTGTTGACGGTGATCCAGCTCAGGGATATTGGATAGGCTGCGTTCCGTCTAGGTTTGCCAACCACATGGTCCCAGGTATCGCCGGGTCAAGCACATCGGATTGTTCTGGAAGTGACAAGAAAAAATATAATACTTCGCAGCCATTGCCTACAGCTGAAATTAACCGACGATTAAACGCAGTATCTGATCAAGAAAAAGACGTTAATAAAATAAAGAAACCAGTACATCCTATTGCTGATCGATTTCTCGAGCAAGGGTTATTAGAGGATGACATTCGAGGTGTAACAACATCGTCGGCTAGGAGAGAAGTGCCAAGTATGGTATTTGGAATATCAACACCAGGACCGCTTGATGCTAGACCTGGTGCCAAAAAATCAATAATTGGAAAAAAACAAAGTTTAACAGCTGGCCCGGTTCCTGTTAGTAGATTAGGTGGTACACAGTTAGTAATGGACGACGGAGACTCTAGATTTCAACGTAAAAAATCAGCAAGCGAAGGTCCGGTGGAATATGTTGATGTTGTAGCCGGAGGCAAAGGTGATCCAACAATTCCTTATCATGAGCATTTTAGGATTAGAACTCGAACCGGGCATCAAATTTTATTGCACAATTCTGAAGATTTAATTTACATAGGTAATGCTCGTGGTACAACATGGATTGAATTATCTAGTAATGGTAAAATTGATATATTTGCTGAAGATTCTATTAGCATTCACACCAAAAATGATTTAAATTTACGAGCAGATCGTGATATCAATCTTGAAGCAGGCCGAAATATCAATCTCAGAACAGAAACAGGTAGACTTCATGCTGATATTTTTGCCAATATGGAAATTACAGTTGGAAAAGATAACTTGATTACTACCAAAGGCAATCTTCACATTAACACAGTTGGCGAAAACAACTTGACTTCTGATAAGACCACTAATGTCAGAAGTGCGACCAATAATAATTTTAAGGCAGGAAATGACACAAATCTATTAAGTGGAAACTGGCATATTGAAAATTCTCCAAGGAGAGGATCGTTGCCTGCTAAAGGAAGGACTAGAAGAGTATCAGAGGTAGCAAAAACATCAGACCAAACAGATCTGCTAAAACTACATGACAATTTAGTTACAAATAGGCAACTTGATTGGGCATCTACAAAATATCAAGATACTGTTCCGCTAAAAAGCATAATGAAACGGGTTCCAATGCACGAGCCGTGGGCACTTCATGAAAATCAAGCGCCGGATCAGCTTAAACCTGAAAACACAGATAGAGAAAAATAATGGCTAAATTATACAATCAAAAAACAGTAGCAATTAATAAAGCATCGGCTGGAGATCAAAATCGAGGATCCTTTACGTATAAAGGATTTAGTTCCAAGGCAAGCACCCAAAACTATAAATTATACGATATTGATTTGGTCAAACAAGATCTAATCAATCATTTTTATATTCGCAAGGGTGAGAAATTAGAAAACCCAACGTTTGGTACAGTGATCTGGGATATGTTATTTGAACAATTCACAGAAGAAGTAAAGAATATTATTGCCAAAGATGTAGAAGCAATTGTAAATTATGATCCACGATTGCTGGTAAATTCAGTAGCAGTAACATCTACGGACCAAGGAATTCGAATAGAAGCAGATATTACTTACCTGCCGTTTAACGTAACAGAACGCATGACTTTTAATTTTGATAAAGCAACATCACTCATAATCTGACCATATTATGTTATTGATAAATATAGTATAGGGAAGCAAAATGACAACTACCTCAAGACAAAATAATTTAATTTTAAATCAAGATTGGACTCGCATATATCAGACATTTAAAAATGCTGATTTTAAAAGTTACGATTTTGAAAATCTTCGTCGAGTAATGATAACATATCTTCGAGAAAATTATCCAGAAGATTTTAACGATTACATTGAAAGTTCTGAATATCTCGCATTGATTGATTCATTGGCATTTTTAGGACAATCGTTGGCATTTAGAATAGATCTTGCCAGCCGTGAGAATTTTCTTGAATTAGCAGAACGCAAAGAAAACATTTTACGATTGGCTCGAATGTTAAGTTATAATGCTAAACGTAATATTTCTGCTAACGGTTTGTTAAAATTTGTTTCGGTTACTACAACAGAAGACATTCGAGATAGTAATGGAAGAAATCTAGCACAACAAATTATCGGCTGGAATGATCCAACTAATACTAATTGGCTTGAGCAATTTATATTAATTCTTAATTCTGCTATGGCAGATAACACAGAATTTGGTAGAAATCAAGGCACTTCTATTATACAAGGAATAGAAACTGAGCAGTACCGATTTAGAACCGCATCAACAGACATT